ACTTGATAACTCCAGAAGAAAGGGAGGATGGAATAAGGTTGGATACAGAATTAAACTACCCTAGAACAATAGTGGCAAAAAGGATAGTTATAGAAAACTCCAGAAGGATAATCGACGAAATAAAAATAGTGTCAAGAATTTAATTCGAGCTTTTAACTCCACAAATCTTTGTAGTGCTTGGCAAATAAATCAAGACCTTCTTGAACCTTTTTATCATGAGCTTCGCACTCGGTCCAATCCCACGGTCTATCATCTAAATGTTCGTACTCGGTCGAGCCATCGTCGTACTTAATCATGTTGCAACGAGAGTCATAGTTCTCTGGTTCTGTAGGCATGGGTTCGTTGTCATGATTTTCAAAACTCCAGATGATTTTGTCTAAAATTTCATTCCATTCACCGTATTCTAAACGACTGGGATAGCCATGAAGATTATCTTTCATGTATTTTAGCCTTGGAAGAGCCCAATTTGACAAAGCTGATTTGAAATCCCAAGACTCTTCGTGCGGGAAGCCTGTTGTCCATTTTTGTCGTTTTTTGCGGAACCAATATTTTACGTCACGAAACCACCAATAAGGCTTGAGTTGGAACCATAGTTCGAATCTTGAGATTTTGTCTTCTCCTATGTCGGAGAACATCTCGTCAATAATCTTCTCTTCCACAACTATTCGACTTTTTATTGATTTTTTATTTAAGACCATTTTTTTATTTTTTAAATTTAAGATGTCGGCCTAACTCTGCCTCTTCCTTGGCAAACTCCATCAATCGTTCGTCATCGTAAATTTCTAACGCTTCCTCTTTTCTTTCTTGCACGGTAAGTTTTTCTTTTTTGTTGCCGTGTGCGCTATGTCGCGGATTGCAGCAGCATTGACAGCGGGGCTTGTTGTCTCTTGTTTTCTCTGGCCTACCGGTTTCTAGATTTAAATTGTTTCTTATAGTTCTGCTCATCACATAGCTATTTACACTTTGTTTTAATGGAGCGGGTGAAGAGACTCGAACTCTCGACAGTCACCTTGGCAAGGTAATGCTCTACCAACTGAGCTACACCCGCTCTCAGGATGGCGGGAGTGACGAGACTTGAACTCGCAACCTCCTGCGTGACAGGCAGGCGCTCCAACCGATTGAGCTACACCCCCTTACCCTTCTATTATTATATATGAATCTCCTTGAAATGTCAAGACTTTTCCCTTTTTTCCATAGAGCTCTATTTAGCTAAACGTTTCTTTTCTTTCCATCTTTCTTTAATGCGGGTCATTTCTGTTCCCCAAGTTTTGCTGTCAAATTCTATGCTTTCCCTGCGCATCGCAACCCACCATGCTAGCTTATGTTCCTCAGGAGATATCCAAATACCGGGTTCATCATCTTTTCTGTATCCCCTTTTTTCGAGTTCTTTTGAGCCTTCTTGTCTAGTTCGCATATTACCTCCTATCTCGTGGGTTGCTTGGGGGTTCGGGTACCCCCTTACTTATAGGTCTAGATGGTGGTGGGGTCGGATTACGAGTTATAGGGGTAACAACTTTTCCAGTAGGTCGATTACTTCTTCTGTTACTGTGGCGATAATAGTTATGGTTATAATCGTAATGGTGATCATGGTGTATATATAACGATGTCCCAAAAGGACGAGGGTGATAGTACTCTCTAACGTATATCGTCTCGGGCGAATAACATCCCGCACAAGTAGCGAGAATTAGCATTAGTAATATTACGGCAATTGCGAAATAAAGGTCGTACCCCGGAAACCATTTTGATTTCAAAGGTCGAATTAACCTTTTCTTTTTATTTTTCCTACGGTCCATTTGAAACCCCTTATGAATGTTTACACAAAAACTACTTGTGTGGGTTTCCCGGCAAAAAGGTTACTGTTTTGGCTAAGAAGATAATTCTCCCGTTATCTTATAAATTTTCATAAGATAAAAGACGATGTCGTTAAAACAATCGCTCTGCTCTTAAGCTCCCGAAGATCCGTCCGAGCCAGCTGAACCACTAGAATTAGGATCGCTAGTCACAGGAGCTGGAGCAGGGGCCGGGGCCGGAGCAGGAACAGGGGGAGCACCAGCAGAACCAGCAGAACCAGCAGAACCGTCTGAGCCACTAGAATTAGGGTCGCTAGTCACGGGGGCTGGAGCAGGAGCAGGAACAGGGGGAGCACCGGAAGAACCGGCAGAGCCACCTGAGCCATCAGAACCACTAGAACCACTAGAATTATACGAATAACTAGTTGTTGTCATTTTTACTCTTTTGAACTGTCTGGAGCTACCGACCATGCCACACTTCGGACATTGTCTTAATCTTCTAAATAATCTTCTAAACATACCAAACATTAGTCTATTTTTTTATACCTTTTTTTTGTCAAAAAAACAAAAAATAAATATAACATTCGAAATGGCGAAAAAGATACTTGTTACTTGGAAAGCTTCCCATCAAGCTGTGTTGGGTCTCACTATGGAAGAGGATGTGGATCCCAAGGAATTTGAAAAACAGCTAAACGAAAGCGACCCGACAGACCCAAATGGTCCCCTCGTGAAAATAGAGCAAATGACACGAGAGGGAAAAGTCGACTTTCAAAACATGGCCGACGTATCCCTAAAAGACTTTAAGGTAACCTCTATTTAGGGTCGGAAATGTTTTTCCAACTTCTCTTCTAGTTTGTCAAATCTGGAATGCATAATGTCAGTAGCTCGTGTTAAGTCACCTTTTGTGACGTACTGCTTTGGCATTTCGACTGCTAATTTGGCTAACTTTTCAAGCATCTCGTCATGTTTTCTCCAGAGTTGGTCTATGTTATGAAATAGCCGTTTCATTGTCCAACCAATAAAGAACGCAGCTAAACCTAAAATTATATCTATTGCGTTATTGAATTCCATCCTTGACTTCCTTAATTACACTAACAAAACTCTATATACACAAATTAAAAAAATATGATGATTTTTTCCTACTTATCGTCTGGTAGTTTTGGAAGTTCTTTCATCTTATCTCTTATGGCTCTTTGATCCTCATAACCTGCCTCTCCTCCTTTATGTAGATAATGAAAACCGCCATTGAGTGGAAGCTTCTTTTCGATAACAAGTAATTTTAGTCTATCGTTTGGAACTATCATCTTGGTCCCACGATCGGTCATGTAAAAGATCGTTTTTAAAAATCCGACCCTAACTATTCTTGCTTGTCGGCCGCTTATATATAAAACGTCGTCATTACAAAAATCCTTGCCAACGCAGATTAACAAGCCTTCTACGGCTTTATGTATCGCGTCTTTAAAGAGAATGCCAAGAAAAGCTACAAGTACTAACCAGCCATATGAGCCTATTAATTGTTCTGCGGCTTGTTGTAATTCGGGATTTGCTAGTTTTTCGTTCATTTATAGAGCATACCTTATTACACCTCTATTTAGACAAAACCTGTGTAATATATTTTATATGGAAGATCAGATCGCTAGCGCCGGTCAAAGTTTTATCGGCGAATACGGTTGGCTACTTGTCGCGGGAGCGGCGGGTTTAATTTTCAAAGAGACTATAACTAGCTTCGCAGCTGCTGTATCCATGTCTCTTTTCGGCGGAATAAAGACTGACGATGTTTACATCATGGGAGGTAGAACTTGTAGGATCGTAAGGGTCGGCATGAGATCTACAACTTTCTATTTTAGTGATACTAAAACTAGGGTAGACATACCAAATGAAGACATTAAAGGTTTAAGGTTAGAGAAGAAGATAACACCGATGGATGGAGAGAGCGTTTAAGTTAGTTATATATTATGCCTAAAGTTAGACTTGACCAATTGGCCGATTCTTTAGATGAATTGGATAACCCTCAAGGAAGAGCCCTCCAGAGAGAACCCATACGACCTCGGGAGAGATTCCACATAGAAGACTTTAAATGGACCAATAAGCAGAAAGAATTTATTAAGATAGCCTTAAGTAAGGAGTCTAAAATTCTTTTCGGTAAAGGTCCAGCGGGATCTTCCAAAACTCTCCTTAGTGTTTATTGCGCTCTGCATTTGCTCTGCGAAGGAAAGGTTTCCGAAATAGTCTATATTAGATCTGCGGTAGAAAGCTCTGATTCTAGAATGGGTTTTTTACCGGGAGACGCGGACCAAAAGCTTCATTTTTATAACCTTCCTTTTCTTCACAAAATGGAAGAGCTAATTTGCCCCAACGTAATAAAGAAATTGCAAAAAGACGAAAGAGTATCTACTTATCCTGTTAATTTTTGTCGAGGTATGAGTTGGAATTCGAAATGTCTAATATTTGATGAATGCCAGAATAGCTCTCTCAAGGAAATTGTAACAGTATTAACTAGATTAGGTATGGGTTCCAAATGCTTTGTTTTAGCCGACCCAACTCAGACAGATTTAAAAAATGGGCATAGAGGAGGATTCGAAAGAATAGAGACCTTATTCACAGACAAAGAAAGCTCAAAATTTGGAATAAACACTTTCGAATTCACGGAACAAGACGTAGTAAGATCAGAATTAGTCAAATTCTTAGTAACTAAATTCAAGGATTTAACTACTATGCCTATTTAACATGGCCAACGAATTCTTTCGAGGGCTCTGTCGTTACTGTTTGTCTCCAGCCCTCTTTATGTAAAATTCTTGTTACGGTCCCGCAGAACCTTCTAACATCTTTTTCGGATATGTTCCAAAAAAATGCATGCATCATTTCCTCTATCATGACTGCCATTTCCCTTTTGGGGGTTAGGTCTGGAGCTATGTGTATTTTGGGGCCTCGGTAATCAGGTGGGTCACATAGCCCATCTGCGTGGTAACTATAGTGAGGCCTCTTCATTAACATTTTGTATTTTACTCCTTGATTATTTGTAAAAGTGTAATTTGCCATAATATTTTTATTATTAATACTCGCTTTTAGTTGTAATAACTATTTACCTAGTTGTAAAAAAATTATGTCTCGATATAATAAAGTTACTTATTGTAGAAATTGTGGGGCCTCCAACAACTGGAGTTTTAGCGAAGGATCTTCGCTACTCGAGAAGCCGGAGCTCTGCCATTCATGTAATTATGATTTGACAACAGGAAAAAAACCCAAAAAGAAAATAAAGGCCAAGGCCTCAAAGAAAAAAAAGCCCAAAGAAATAGTACCGGATTTCAAGGATTTACCGCCTTTAGAGCTAGACGAAGAAGCTTGCGTTTTTTCAAAAGAAGACAAACAGTCCTTGGGAGGTTTAGTCGCCCCTATATTCAAAGAAGATGACCTAGAGAGTCCCACTAATGCCAGCCAAGAGAATTAAGAAAAAAGAAAAAAGAAAACCAAAAGCTAAATTTGAAGATAATATTTTAATTATTGACGAAGAAATAAACAAAAGGAGAAACAAGTGGACGTTATCATCCATAGCTTGGATGGACTATGAGGATATTTCTCAAATACTCAAAATACACATATTTAAAAAATGGCATCTTTTTGATCAGAGTAAGCCTCTACTCCCTTGGCTGAATAGGATTATATCTAACCAGTTAAAGAATCTAGTCAGAAATAATTATAGTAATTATTGCAAACCATGTTTAAGATGTGCCGCCGCTGAGCCGGATTCCGGATGCGCTATATATAGCGTTCAGGACACTCGTTGCCCTTTGTATAAAAAATGGGTAGAAAAGAAAAAGTCAGCTTATGATGTGAAAATGGCTTTACCGTTAGAGAAGCATAAAAACGAAGTTAACGAGCATTGGGTTCACCTAGCGGATATAGAAACTGGTATATATAAACTCAGCGCTAAGTTAAAAGAGATACTTAAGCCAAATGAATGGTTAGTTTATGAAAATTTTTATATTAACAATAAATCAGAAATAGAGATAGCAAAAGAATTAAATTTCAAGACAACGGAAAAGAACAGAAGTCCGGGGTATAAGCAAATAAAAAATATACAAAAATCTATAATAAGCAAAGCCAAGAAAATATTAGAGAGGGACGAGCTAGATTGGATATGAACAACGAAGATTTCAAATTAACAGAGAGTCAAAAGCAAGCTCTTATTCAGGTCAAAGACTCTATTATTTCGGGAGAAGAAGATGTTGATATCTCCTTGATTCATTTGATACGAGATGTAGCAGGGTTTCCCGATAAAGACGGCAGGAGTAAGGAAGGTCGTGCGGTAAAAGCTTTCCTAAGCAAGATAGATTTGAGTGCTATCCCAGCAAGCGAATATCAAAAAGTAGATAGGCCAGAACTTACAGAGGAACATAAAGAGTTCATTAGGAATAATAGGGGCACAATGAAGTACGTTGAAATGTCTCGAATATTATTTGACGATGATAAACTGACTAGCTTGAGCGCTGAAACGAGGATGGTTACAGAGTATTGCAAGACTTTAGAGGGAGATAGTTTCGAAGACCCCTCGTTGGCTCCGGCTTTTGAATACAAACCCCCAAAACATCCGGATAGAGTATTAAGTAAAATTAATAAGTACATTTTAGACAGCGGGATAAACAAAGAAAAAATTACCCCAAGACAAAAAAAGAATATAGAAAAATTAATGGGGTACCTGCATACTTTCAGGTTCGTTCACCAGATAAGTAATTACGCTCATGAGACAGAGAGGGAGCTTTTCGAGTCTTCTTTCGTTAGATACACTAATGATAAACCCGACCTAACCCAAGAGGAAGTCGACCAATATATAGTTCTTTCGGGAGAAGTTGTTATAGCGTCGAATATTCAGAGAAGAGTAGGTAGGCTTACGAACTTATTAGATGAAACAGCCATGGATAACGAAGGGCGAAGAATATCTATGAGCTTAGTGGAAGCTATAAGCACAGCTCAAAACGAATACAATTCATGCGTAAACAGACAACACAAATTACTAGAAAGCCTAAAGGAAAAAAGAAGCTCCAGACTCAGCAAGCAGATACAAGACAACGCCAGTATTCTAAATTTAGTTGAAACTTGGAAAGACGAAGAAGGAAGAAAAGAATTAATTAGGATAGCGGAATTGAGAAAGAAAGTAATTAATGATGAGATTACCAAACTCTCAACCATGGACGATATCAAAGCTAGGATATTTGGCATATCAGAAGAGGAGGCTTTAAATGGCTGAGCTAATATGTAAAATAGACGGAGCCAGATTCGATACAGAAAAAGAGCTTCATAGATACTTACGTAAATTCAAGATGAGAATGGCGGAGTATTATCAAAAATTTTACCCCAGAAGAGATTTGCTCACTGGCGAGTTAATTAAATTTAAAAATAAAAATTATTATTTTTCTAATCACTTTAATTCTAGAGTGAATATGAAAAAATGGCTAAAGGAAACTTCCCAAGAAGAGGCTAAGGAGTTTTGTTCTAAAATTATCAAAGAAAGAAAAGAGAGAAGAAACCTAGTCTATTCTCCAACACAGGTTGAGATGCGTTGCACTATGATGCCGCCCATTCATTACTATCAGGAACTGTTTGGTGATTTTTATAAATTATGTTCGGAGCTTGACTTAAAGCCTAGATTTAAAAAATTTCCTCGTAGAGAAGTGAAAGAGAAGATAAAAGAAGGCTACGAAATAGTCGTCGACACGAGGGAGCAAAAACCCCTGAACATAAATTATGAAACTAGGAGAGAGGGTTTAAAGTTTGCTGATTATTGGTTGGATAAAGAAGACAATAAATGTTACGTGGAGAGGAAAGAGACTAAAGATTTTATAGGCACATTTACAGGAGGCTGCGATAGGTTCTCTAGAGAATTGGAGAGGGCCGAGGAGCAGGGCGCGTATGTAGTTGTTGTCGTAGAAAACTCACTAGACAACATGATGAAATTTAACTATCTTAAGTATATAACAAAGAAGGTGCAGGTAACCCCAGAG